TGCAAGTTCTACAGGTGTTTTCGCTTTTGCAGCGTAAATAATTAATAATTAAAAGAGCTCCTTCGGGAGCTCTTTAATAAGGAGATAAAATGAGTTATAAAAGTGATATACAAGCAACTAGATCAGCGGCAGCAGCTGGAGCAACAGCAATCGTAGCACAGCCTATTCGTTTAAGAGGAATTATTATTGCATCTGATGGTGTTGGAGCAGGGCTTTTAGAATTAACTACAACTTCTAATTCAGGAACAACTTTATTTATAGGTGACGTTCCAACAGGAGATGTTGTTAATATTTCTTTTCCAGAAGATGGAATTGTTTTTCCAAAAGGAATTTACTGTAAAACAAAAACTAACATCGCTGCTTATACATTATTGACAGATAGATATTCTGCACCAGGTTTAACAGCAAATTAATATCGCATGGCGACTACAACTTACACAGTAACCGTCGCAACGGGTCAAAACGCATTTGGTGCGGGTACTAATAAATTTTTTATTAATGGTACTGTAAGTCCTGTTCTTTATTTATATGAAGGAGATACTTACATATTTGATCAATCAGCCGCATCTAATGCTGGTTTTACATTTGCATTTTCATCTACTAAAGATGGTACTAATACATCAGGTGGTGTTGCTTATACAAATGGTGTAACAACTGTAGGCACTCCAGGTACTTCAGGAGCATATACTCAAATCGTAGTCGCTCCGGTGGCAAGTATCGGCGCTCCGGTATTATTTTACTACAATGCCTCAACAGCAGGCATGGGTAATCAAGCACAAACTATTTCCCCAACTTCTGGAACTACTGAATTTGATCCATCAATAGATGATATTATAGAAGAAGCCTATGAAAGAACAGGTCTTGGCGGAACGCGAACAGGGTATCAATTAAGAAGTGCAAGACGTTCTTTAAATATTATGTTTCAAGAATGGGGTAATAGAGGAATTCATTTATGGAAAGTAAAACTTGCAAAAATTCCTTTAATACAAGGTCAAGCTGAATATAATTATGCAAGTGATACTATTAATTTTCCAAATGATATTTCAGAAGTTTTAGAAGCTTTTTATAGAAACAATTCAGATACATCTAATCCACAAGATATTGCTTTAACTAAAATTGATAGATCAGCTTATAATGCAACTCCAAATAAATTAACACAAGGAACACCTTCTCAATATTATGTTGATAGAAAAAAGAATCCTAATATTTATTTATATGCTACAGCAAGTGCAAGTGTTTCTAGTACTTCAACACCATCTAGCTTTCAATTTTGTTTTTACTATGTTGCTAGAATTCAAGATGTAGGTGCATATACAAATACATCAGATGTAGTAAATAGATTTTACCCATGTATGATGTCTGGACTTGCTTATTATTTAAGTATGAAATTTGCTCCAGCAAGAACTCAAGAATTAGAACGTATATATGAAAGTGAAATGTTAAGAGCTCTTGATGCTGATAATCAAGGTGTATCTACTTTCATTTCACCTAATACATTCTACGGAGATGGAGTATTATCTTAATGGGTACTTTTGCAAAAGGAAAACAAGCTTACGCAATTTCAGATAGATCTGGAATGAGATTTCTTTATAGAGAAATGGTAAGAGAATGGAATGGATTTTTAGTTCATTACTCTGAGTATGAGGAAAAGCAACCACAGTTAGATCCAAAACCAGTTGGTAATGATCCACAAGCTTTACGTAATCCAAGAGTACAAGGAGCTGACACACCACAATTAATTTTATTAACTTCTAATCCATTTGAAACTGTAATTTATAATGGAGTAACTTATATAAATGTTTATTCTCAAGATCATCAAAGAACTACAGGAAGTAGAGTAAGATTAAGAGGACCAGCACAAGTTATAAATGCTGGAACAGGTGGAGCTTTTGCACCTAACTTAAAACAATTTGCACCTATACCAGCTTTTGATGGTGTAAGTGATATTGATAATGCAAATGGATTTATAATTACTGTTGGAAAAATTAGATCTAATGGTAGTATAGAAACTACAGGTGGTGGTTTAACTACTCCTGAAAATTATTTCTTTTTTACAAGTACTAATAATGCTATTACAGGAAATATAAATGGCGGTGGAGCAAGTTGCTCTGCAGGTCCAGTAACACTAGGAGCAGTTTAATATGTCATATACTTTAGCAAATTTACAAACAGATATTAGAAATTATACAGAAGTAAATAGTAATGTATTTACAGATTCAATTCTAAATGGATTTATTGTTAATGCTGAAAACAAAATTTATAGATCTATTGATACAGATCAAAGTGCTTTTTATGCTACTTCTAGTTTAGTAATTGGAAATAGATATGTAACTATACCAGATGATTTAAGAGTTATTAGATATGTTCAATTAACTGATTCTAATGGTAATCAATATTACTTAGAACAAAGAGATACTAGTTTTATAGCTGAATTTTATTCTACTCCAGGAACAGCTAATGTGGATATTCCTAAATATTATGCTAATTGGGATGAGAATTTTTGGGTTGTAGCACCTACGCCTGATAAGACTTATTCTATTACTTTAGCCTATAATAAAGAACCAGAAAGCATTACTATCAGTCCATATAGCACTAATGGCACTTATTTATCAAATAAATACCAAGATCTACTTCTATATGCTACTTTAGTTAATGCATATGGATACTTGAAAGGTCCTGTAGATATGTTACAATACTACTCTCAAGAATATGATAAAGCTCTTGAATCGTACGCAGTCGAGCAAATCGGCGAAAGACGCAGAGACGAATACAAAGATGGTGTAGTTCGTGCTCAATTAATTTCTAAATCACCGTCAAGTTATAAATAACAAGGAGAAAAATAAATGGCAAACATAGTACCTTATTCATTCCCAGTACAATTACTATCTGGAGCACATCAATTTCAATCAGGTGGTAATAATTTCTATTTGTCTTTATATACTGCTAATCCATATACAACAGCAAGCACAGTTTATACTTCTACTAGTGAAGTAAGTTCTGCAGGTGGTAGTCAATATACTGCTGGTGGAAATTTACTTACAAGTCAGGCAGTTTCAAACGTGAACAACGTTGCAACAGTTGACTTTGCTGATTCTGTATGGGGATCACCAACACCTGCAACTTTCACTGCAGCATTTGGAGCAATATATAATTCAAGTAGTTCAAATAAACTGGTAGTCGTACTAGATTTTGGCGGAAGCAAAACGTGCACTAATGGAACTTTTACAGTTACATTCCCAAGCCCAACAGGCGGTTCACCTTCTGGTTCTGATGCAATTATTAGTATTACTTCTTAATTAGGAGATTAAAAATAAATGGCGTTAGTAATAAACGACAGAGTAAAAGAAACTAGTACCTCAACTGGTACAGGTCCATTTGCTTTGGCCGGAGCACAAACTGGTTTTGATACTTTTGCTGCAGGCATCGGTGGCAATAATACAACTTACTATGCTATTTTTAATCAAGGTACTAATGAATGGGAAGTTGGATTAGGAACACTTGATGCAGGTGCAACTACTTTAACTAGAACAACAATTTTAACAAGTTCTAACTCTGATAGCATTGTAACTTTTACAAGTGGTACAAAAGATGTATTTTGTACATTACCAGCAAGTAAAGCAGTGTATTTAGATTCAATCGGAGCGCCAGTAGGTGCAGCAAGTAATGGATTTGCTGTTGCCATGGCAATCGCATTATAATAATAAGGAGAACATATGGCACAAGATTTCGTAAGATATAGCGCACAAGCAACTAACAGTGCTAGCACTATTTTTACAGCAAATTCAAATGACGCAGTTATTGGAATTAGGATCGCAAACATATTATCTTCAGCAATCACCGTTGATGTATGGGTTTCTGTAACAGGAAGTACCGTTAGATACATTGCAAAAGATTTAAGCATTCCACCATCAAGTTCAGTTGAACTTGTTACAGGTGGTGCTAAATTTGTGATGCAGAATACTGATTTACTTAGAGTACAATCAAATACTGCAACTTCTGCTGATGTTTATGTAAGCGTGGTAGATTCAATTAGTGCATAGGTAAAAATATGGATAGTTTATATACTACAACTTATATCGGTAATAAACCGGGAGCACAGGATATCTATACTCATGCTCAAGTTTTAGAAAATCAAAACGTGGTTATTGAATCTGCAGTTCTTGCAGGACCAGTAACAATTGTAAATGCATTTACAGTAACAGGAACGTTGGTAATATTATAATGAGTCAATTAGAAGTTAATAAAGTCCTACCACAATCTGGAACTACACTCACTCTCGGCGAATCGGGAGATACAATTACTGTACCAAGTGGTGCAACCTTAGATGCTTCTAGTGGAACTTTAACTTTACCTAATGGTACCGTAACAAATGCAAAAGTAAATGCTTCTGCTGCAATAGCATATTCTAAATTAAATTTAGCTACTTCAATTGTTAATGCAGATATTAGTACTACAGCAGCTATTGCTACAACTAAATTAGGAGCGGGTGCGGTGTTGCAAGTTGTTCAAACAACTTCAGCATCTTCACTTACAACTACATCATCTAGTTTTGTTACTTTAAATTTAGCAGCTACAATAACTCCTTCTTCTGCTTCTAATAAAATTTTAATGTTATTTTCAACAGGAGCTCAAAATACCAATGGTTCTAATGGTTGTAGATTTACTATATATAGAGGTTCTATAGCAACAGGAACAAATCTTGGAGATTCTAACTGGGGATTTGGTAATCTTGATTCATCAGGTGATGGTGTTCTTACATCATTTTCAATAGTACATTTAGATTCTCCAAATACAACTTCTGCAATTACTTATACACCTGCTGGAGCAGCTAATGCGGGACCAAGTTTAATAACTTCTTTTGGTAATAGTAGAGGCAGTTTTATTTTAATGGAAATAGCAGGTTAATATGACAACAATAGTTAATTCAATTTTAGCAATCAATCCAACAGCACAAGTTAGTGTAAGTGGAGATGATATTAATACAATAGTTTGGCACAATGGAACTACACCAATTCCTGCAAATGAAATACTTGCTAAGCAACAAGAACTAATTGCAGAATATAATTCTAAAAAATACCAAAGAGATAGAGCTAAAGCATATCCATCTATTCAAGAACAATTAGATTTACAATATTGGGATAAAATTAATAATACTAATAATTGGGAAGAAGCAATTAACGCAGTTAAACAGAAATATCCAAAATAATAAATTATGAGCAGTATTTTAAAAGTAGACACGATCCAAGATCAAAACGGCAATAACATTATCAATGAAAATGCTAATACGATCACAATAGGCGCTTCGGGAGACACGATCAGTATTCCTGCAGGTGCGACATTAGTTAATAGCGGAACGGCGACGGGATTCGGTCTTACTACACAATCAGTTCAAACAACAGGATTCACGGCAGTTAAAGGAAATTTATATCCTTGCAATACTACATCTGCAGCTTTTACAGTAACTCTTCCAGCTTCAGCTTCAGTTGGAGATCAATTAGCAATAGTTGATTATGCAGGAACTTTTGCAACAAACAATATTACATTAGGTGCTAATGGAAATAAAATTAATGGTGGAACAGATAATAAAATTTTAAACAAAAACAGAGAAGGTGTAATTATAACTTATATAGATTCTACACAAGGCTGGGTTGCTACTTCTGGTGTTAATGAAGGTATAGTTTCTTTAGCACCAACACCTTACACAGCTTCTTATTTAATAATAGCTGGAGGTGGTGGTGGAGGTGATAATATGGCAGGAGGAGGTGGGGCAGGTGGTTTAATTGCTGGTACTACAACTCTTGTATCAGAAACACTTTATACAATTGTAGTAGGTGCAGGTGGATTAAGAAATACTAATGGTTCAAATTCATCTTTTACAGGTTTAACAACAGCTATTGGTGGTGGTAGAGGTATAGGTTTTGATAATAACGGAATATCAGGAGGTTCAGGAGGAGGAGGAGGAGGTAGATATGGTGCGGCATCTAATCCAACTGGAGGATCAGGAACATCTGGACAAGGTAATGCTGGTGGAGATGGTGCGGGACCCGGAACTAGTGTTGAAACAAGAACAGCAGGAGGTGGAGGAGGAGGTTCAGGTGCTGTTGGTTCTAATGGTATAACTGCACCTAGTAGTAGTACTGGTGGTGCTGGAGGTGCTGGAACAGCATCTTCAATAACTGGTTCTTCAGTAACTTATGCAGGTGGTGGTGGAGGAGGTAGCGGAACAAATACTTCATCAGGATCAGCAGGTGGAGGAAATGGTGGAGGTGGTAGTACAGCAGCTACAAGTGCAACTGCAAATACAGGTAGTGGTGGTGGAGGTGGGGCTAACCCAGATTTAAATGGTGGTAATGGAGGTTCAGGAATTGTAATACTTTCAGTTCCAACAGGAAGTTACTCAGGAGTAGTAACTGGTGGACCAACAATTACAACATCAGGAGCAAATACAGTTTTAACATTTACAACATCAGGAAGTTACACAGGTTAATATGGCACATTTTGCAATTTTAAAATCAGGAAATATAGTAGAACAAGTAGTTGTAGTATCTAATAATGATGCAATAACGGAACAGGCAGGAATAAATTTTTTAAGACATCTTTTTAATAATCAACATTTACCAGTAGTTCAAACATCATATAATACTTATGGTGGTACACATCAATTCGGTGGAACACCTCTAAGAAAAAACTATGCAGGAATAGGATTTCAATACGACCAGCAAAGAGATGCTTTTATTGCACCTAAACCATTTAACTCTTGGATATTAAATGAAGATACTTGTCTATGGAATGCACCAGTTGCTATGCCAGAATTGACACAAGAACAAATAGATAATAAGAATTATTATACTTGGAACGAGCAAATTATAAATTGGGAATTAAAAAATAATGAGTGAACTAAAAGTAAATAAGATAACCCCGCGATCCGGCACCGACGTAACGCTAGGCGATAGTGGCGATACTATTACTATTGCTAGTGGAGCTACCATAAATGCCAGCGGAGCAACATTAACATTACCTACTACTATAGAAGTAAATACAATAGAACCAGCATCTGGAACTACACTTACATTAGGAGATAGTGGGGATACTATTGCTATTCCTAGTGGTGCTACTTTAACAATTGGCTCTGGTACAGCCACAACAATAGGGAAATCAATTGCAATTTCAATTGTTTTCGCATAATATATAACAGGAGATTAAATTATGGCAAATCCAAATATAGTAAACGTAACTACGATAATAGGTAAGACAACCTATGCGGCTCTTACAACGAGTCTTACAACAGTTTTGCTTGCAAATTCAGCAGCTTCAGGAAAAGTTTTTAAAATTAATTCAATCATGGTTTCAAACGTAGATGGAACTAATGCTGCAGATGTAACAATAGACATTAATACTGCAGCAGCAGGTAGTGGAACATCTTATGCTTTAGCTTCTACAATTACTGTACCAGCAGATGCAACTTTATCTGTAGTAGATAAAACAAATTCTTTTTACTTAGAAGAAGATAAATCTATCCTAGGTGGTGCAAGTGCAGCTGGCGATCTAGAAATTGTTATTTCATACGAAGAAATAAATTAACCGGGAGATTTTTGCTATGGCAAAAGAGAACGGTGGAATAATCGGAGTAGTCAACACCCCAACAACAACAGTCGCATCAGGAGTCTGGGCTCTTGAAGATCAATTCAACGCAAGAGTTTCAAATATTTGGCCCTCACGACCACCTTATTCAATAGATTTTTTAGTTATAGCTGGAGGTGCTGGAGGTGGAAAAGATAATTTTAATGGTAGGGGTGCAGGTGGTGGAGGTGCTGGAGGATATAGAACTTCAACTCAAACAGCAAATAGTGAAGTAACAATTACAGTAACAGTAGGTGATGGTGGTGCTGGAGGTGGTGTTAACCCAAATGGTGTCGGTTTTTCTGGTTCAAATTCTTCAATATCAGGAACAGGTTTAACAACAATAACTTCTGCTGGGGGTGGTGGTGGAGGTGGACATAATGCCACTTCTCAGCTTGCAGCAGTTGCTGGTGGAAGTGGTGGTGGTTCTACTAATGGTTTATCAGGTGCGGCAGGAAATACTCCTAGCACATCTCCATCACAAGGTAATAATGGTGGAAGCTCAGGTGTTCTTAATTGTGGAGGAGGAGGTGGAGGTGCAGGTGCAATAGGTAGTAATTCAGGTGGTTCTACTGGTGGTGCAGGAGGAGCAGGAACAGCATCTTCAATAACAGGTTCATCAATAACAAGAGCAGGTGGAGGAGGAGCTAATGGTACTACTGGAGGAGCAGGAGGTAATGGAGGAGGTGGAGCAGGCGGAAGCGGTTCAGGAGGTTCTGGTGTTAATGGAACAGCTAATACTGGAGGAGGAGGTGGTGGAGGTACAGCAGGTGCTGGTTCAGGAGGAAAAGGAGTTGTTATATTAAGTATGCCTGATGCAAATTATACAGGGGTTATTACTGGTTCTCCAACTGTTGCTACAGGTGTTTCAGGAAAAACAATTTTAACATTTAATGGTACAGGGAGTTACACAACATAATGGCTAGTTTTGCAAAAATAGAAAATAATATTGTAATAACAGTTGAATCTGTTGTTAATGAAGTATTAAAAGATTCAAATGGAATAGAACAAGAACAATTAGGAATTAATTTTTTAAAAATATTATATAATGAACCAAATGCTATTTGGAAACAAACATCTTACAACACTCATGGTGGAGTTCATCAATTAGGTGGAAAACCATTTAGAAAAAACCATGCTAATATTGGATATACTTATGATGAAACAAGAAATGCTTTTATACCACCTAAACCTTTTAACTCTTGGATATTAAACGAAACTACTTGTATTTGGTATGCTCCTATTGATAAACCTAATGATGGTAATATTTATAAATGGAATGAAGAAATTTTAAATTGGGAGTTATTTAATGGCTAAACGTAATGGTGGTATAATTGGTAAAGTAAATACTCCAACAGCTTCTATAGCAACAGGAGTATGGAGATTACAAGATCAATTTAATGCCAAAAAAAATAATATCTGGCCAGGCCAACCTTATTCAGTAGATTTTTTAATTGTAGCTGGTGGTGGATCAGGTGGTGGTAATGCCGGCGGAGGTGGAGGTGGTGGTGGTTATAGGGCATCTTCACAATCCGTTAATCCCGGTACAAGTTATACAGTAACAGTTGGAGCTGGCGGTTCAGGTGGTACAGGCAATGGCAGTAACGGTAATAATTCAGTTTTTGACAGCACTACTTCAACCGGTGGCGGTGGTGGAGGCGGTTTAAGTACTAATACCGCAGCTAATAGGGTAGGTGCAACCGGAGGTTCTGGTGGCGGTGGTGGTGGTACAGGCGGTGATGGTACAGGGGTTGCAAGCGGCGGTTCGGGAACAAGCGGGCAAGGTAACACCGGTGGTACTTCTGGAGTATCTCCTGCATCTTGTATTCGTACAGGTGGAGGTGGTGGTGGAGCAAATGCAGTTGGTGGAAACGCAAGCGGTCAAATTGCAGGTGTTGGTGGTGCTGGTACTACATGGACAAATGGTTCAACTTATGCCGGCGGTGGAGGTGGAGGAAATACAAATTACACAGCATACTCTTGCGGAGCAGATCAACCCGGAGGTAGTGGTGGTGTTGGTGGTGGTGGTGCAGGTGGTTCTGCGGCAAATGGATCAAATGGTTCCTCAAATACCGGTGGTGGTGGTGGTGGAGGTGGCTTTAATCCTTCAAGTATTCATTCAGGCGGAAACGGTGGTTCAGGTGTTGTAATTATTAGTTATGCAGGTGCTCAACGAGGAAGTGGTGGTACTATATCAAGTTCAGGTGGTATTACATATCATACCTTTACTTCTTCAGGAACATATATAGGTTAAAGGAAAATATAAAATGGCACATTTTGCAAAAGTTAAAGATAACAAAGTAATTAAAGTAATTGTTGCTGAACCAGAATTTTTTGAAACATTTATTGATTCAACAGATGGTCAATGGTTACAAACTTCTTACAACACTTTTGGTGGTGTTCATTATGATCCAATTACAAAAGAACCATCATTGGATCAATCTAAATCGTTACGTAAAAATTTTGCTGGAATTGGGTTTGATTACGATTCTTCTAGTGATGCTTTCATTCCACCTAAACCTTTTAATTCATGGATATTAAATGAACAAACTTGTCTTTGGGTAGCACCAGTTACTATTCCAACAACAGAATTAGAAAATAATCAATATTATTCTTGGAATGAATCTATTATAAATTGGGAAATTAAAACAAGAGAATAACGTCTAAATACATTAGCCAGCAAAATATAGCTGAATGTCTAGAATACTTTAAAACAATCAAATAACACTACAATTATCTCTTTAAAAATAGAATATAATATGCTATAATTTATGGTGAAGAGAGACCTCTACATACCATCTTTCTCCATTATAATTTATGCTTTTAGGATTTGATACATTTGCAAGATTTCCCTTTTCCACTGTCGGTGATGATAACAGTGTAAGTATTGCCGTATCTGGTAATAACTTAATACTAACAATAGGACCTGTTGGTATATCAGCTACTTCTATTGTACAAACATCTGGCGCCGATCCGCTATTCTTAGGTATCGGAACTATTACTATTTCAGGTACTGGTCAAACAGATGTAACCGGATCGCCGTTAATAATGGCTACTGGTTCTGTTACTGTTTCAGCAACTGCTGGTGTTACAGTTACTGGAAATCAATTGACTATTACCAGCGGAACAGTTACAATATCCGGAACATCAAATGTATCAGTTAATGGAAGTCCATTAACATTAGACAGTAACAACGGAGGAACAACAAACGTTATTGTGTGGAA